TTGACAAGGTGGGGCGGTGTCGTCTCGGTCATCTGCAATCTCCTGCGAAAGAATTTTGTAATATTTCCCGTCCTTGATAACGCTCAATCGGGCGGGCGTTTTAAGCTCCGCTGTCCGGGCAAGCGCGTCGGTCACGTCCATTGGCGGGCGGGTGCCGGGGGCACGTTTCCACCACCAGCTTCGGGCCCATTTCGGGGCGCTTTCGAAAGCCACCCATTCCGTGAAGTTCCGAATGCCCGCGTAGTAAGTAACCCGCATGGAATCCGGTTTGCCGTTCTTTTTGTGGCGCTCATACCGGATATTGGTGACAGCAACCACTTCGGGCTTTCTGTCGGCCTTCAGCAGGGCCTCCCCTGATGCTGTGCTGGATAACTTCGTCACAGGAGGCGGGAACTCGAATGCGCAAGCCGGGCATATTCTTACCGCCGCGTAGACGATCTCCGAACATTCCGGGCAGAACTTCATAGGCGCTTCGCCGCCACCCTTGCCTTCCGGCGGGCGCTTGATCAGCAGATCGTCAAGCGGGCCGTGACGAGATACGTTTTTGGCAAAATCCAAAACCAAAAAATCAGCCAGTCCGGGAAACAACCTGTCCCCCCGGCAAATCATCTGGACATATAGCGACGTGGATTCCGTGGGGCGGATCAAGGCAATCAAGTCCGTTCGCGGGGAATCGAACCCGGTCGTCAACACATTGGCGTTGCTCAGAAAGGTGATTTCCCCGGATGTGAGCTGATCAATCCATCGGGCGCGGTCCGTCTTGCTTGTCTTGCTGGTGATGGCGTGGCCGGAAATGCCCCTCTCGTTCAGGATCTTCGCAATGTTTTCGGAATGATCAATGCCGGTGCAGAACAGGAGCCACGACTTGCGGTCTGCTCCCAACTCAATGATTTCATCGCAAATAGCATTGTTCAACGGATCAGTGTTGACGGCCTTGATCAACTGGCTTTCGATAAACTCCTTGCCACGCTTTTTCACGCCCTCGGTCGAAAGTTCTGTTTTGGTTTTCTTCGACCTGGGCGGCAGGAGATAACCCTGCTCAATCATTTCACCAATGTCGGCTTCGTAGACAACTTTGGAAAAAAGCGTGTCATCGCCTTCATGGATATAGCCGCTATCAAGGCGGTAATCCGTCGCGGTGAGCCCGACAACCTTAACCTTTGGATTGATCAGCCGAAGCGCGGTAAAAACGGATCCGTACATGGACTCGTCTTTTTTGCTGATCAAGTGCGCCTCGTCAACCACCACAATATCGATATGCCCAACCCGCTCAACGGCGCGGTGCAGCGATTGAATGCCAGCATAAAGGATTTGATCATCGGTGTCGTAACTTCCAAGCCCCGCCGAATAAACGCCAACCGGCGCTTCCGGCCACAATCCGACAAGATGCTTCAGGTTTTGACCGATCAACTCCTTGACGTGGGTGAGCATCAAAATTCTCGTCTCGGGGAAAAACTCGATCGCCGATTTTGTGAATGACGCAATCACCAAGCTCTTGCCAGTTCCCGCAGGCAGGACAATCAACGGATTGCCGGTTTCCTTCTCGAAATACCGGTACACAGCGTCGATAGCCTCCTGCTGGTAAGGGCGAAGCGTGATGCCTGTTGGTTTTGGCTTGAAGAGGGTGGCTTGGGCGGTCATCCGTTCCTCCATTCACTGCCGTCCGGCAACCGATACAGCACCCAATTTTCCTCAACACTGGCGTCAATTTGTTCCGCGTCGATCAGCGACGGCAAATACAGGTGATCAGGACAGCCCGCTTCCTGCAGTTCAAAATCCATATCTTTGTAAAGATGCTTCGCGCAGCTCCAGCCGCCGGTTTCTTCCGGCGTCGAGTGTAGGCATGTCCGGCAGTTTGCGTCCGGCTGCCGTTTCTGGTGGCAGATGTCAAGGTAGTCACAAAACTTACACTGGAAGTTTGTCTCGTCACCGATTTGCGAGGGCGGGTTATCCCGGAAGATAATATCTTTCGCCCGCGCCTTCATTTTCTGCACAGTAACAATATCGGCATTGGTTCGAACGGAAGTGTACTCCCTGCCGCCCGGCGTACTGACCGTCGTATAAGCGCGGGTGTATCCGCCATATTCCATATACATGACGACTTGAACGTAATAGGTGTAATCCCATTCCCGGAGTGCCGATTTTTCGCCAAGATCAATCTTCAGTTTGTTAAGCTTGTTGAACTTCGCGTCGTTGACCGCCTTGTTTTCCCATATATGCGGAGTCTTGGGCGCCTGCAAAATGCCGCCAATGATGCCGTCCGTATGGCCTTTAAAATGCCCATTGAAGTCCGAGAATTCCAACTGCTCGCCGGTTTCCGGATTAAAACATTCAAGATGAGCTTCGGGGATCGCGTTCAGTCGGGCGGCGGTAATATCTTCCTGCACGAAGCCGTCCTTAAATCGCTTCAGGCTTGCGGCATCGAAGATAACCACCTTGATCCACCTGAAATTATACCAAAGCTCACGCGAGCAGGGGCGGCCGATCGAGGACATGCCAAGATATAGCCGTCTGCCGGGGTCATAGTGGTCAACTATGGCCTTATCCATCGCAACCAGCGTCGGATCCTGCTCTTGTGGTTTGGGGAGTAAAGCCATGCCTACCGGTTCCACGGCCCGGATTGCTGATTAGGCGGAGGCGTGTAGCCTTGCTGCGGAGGCGTGGGGGCGCCACTGCCCGGCTGGGCGCCACTGCCCGGCTGGGCGGCATTGTTCCCCGGCATCGGCGGAGTCGCCGCCTGCGTAGGCTGAGGCTGCTGCGTAGGTTGCTGTGCTGGCTGCCGATGCTGCGTGGGCGCGCCGAATGTCCATTTCTTTGGCGCATCGGGATCGTTTTGGTCGAACACATCGGTAATATTGTTAAATTCCTTGCCGTCTTTTTTGGATGTCGTTTTATTCAGTTTCACCCAATATGTCTGGTGCATTAACGGTTCCGTACTGGCGAGAACGGTGTGAATGCCAACAGCGCGAGCCAAAGCCGCAATCAGTTTGTTGCCTTTTTCGACCTGCCAGGCTTCCTTGCCGAAAATACTGGCATTTTCAAAATGCTTCCCGCCATCGAACGGCCCGCCGGTCATCTGGAATTCGAATGAAAGCCCTCGGTCCGTTTCTCTTTCGCCGACCATCATCATTTGATACTCGCCCTCTTCGTAAACCTGAAAGTCATCCATGCGGCCGGTTGCGTCCGGGTCTACGGGGCTGTGAAGTTGTGCCATCTTTAATTTACCTCGGCTGTTTGTTGGGGTTGAGTTTGGGTTTGGGTAGAATCTGTCGCGGGCTGTCCCTGCGGTTTATTAAAATAAGGGACATATTGGGCGACATCGGCCCACATCCGCCCTTCAACCATGGGAATTTCTGACGGCATATCGTACCGGTTTTTCGCGTTGAATCCGGGGCGCTCCAGTGTGTGGAAAACCCGGTCCCCGGAACCGACGGCGCGAGTGACTTTCTTGTTAAAGCCAACATCCGTGTCCTTCGTCGCTGTCCGATAGTTCGCGAACAAAACGACATCGGCCCATTCCTTTAATTTTGGGGAGACTTTCTTGTGAAGTTTTGGCACATACCGGTCATAGGGGTCACGGAGCGGGTCCGCGAACTTGCTCACATCGCTGTGCCCCAACAAAATAATCGACATGCCGAAGTTGCCCCGCAGGTAATCCATCGCGCCGAGGAAATCTTCCCAAAGGCTGACCGCCTCCAGATAACCCTTGCCGTATTCAATATCCTCAATCGTCTTCACTCGATTTATCGCGGCGACATGCTTCCAGATAAGCGGCTCAAGCCAGTCAACGGTATCGACCACAACCGTTTTGAATTCATGCCGCTCGTTCGTCAAAGCGGTAACGGCGTCCTGAATATCCGTCCATGATTCCGCGACAGGGAAGCGGTCAATATGCTGGACCTTTTCAGACACCAACCCGTCTTCGGTTTGTATGAAAATAGGGGCGGGGGATTCGGTGCCGAACTTGGTTTTACCGATACCCTCAACCCCGTACAGGAAAACCCTCGGGGGCTTGTTGTCGCCACCCTTTTTGATACTGCCAAGTGAAATAGCCATTAATTTTCCTCTGCAACAAGTTTGATTGAAAGCTTCCCGGGCTTAACCGTCCGGGCCGAATCAA